GTTACAAGCACTTGAAGTAGATACATCCCCTGAGAAATTAATGCGTATTAATGTAGCAATGATTGATGATGTAGCAAAAACTATTTCTGAGTTTGTAACAAATTATAGAAATGATTATGGATCTTTAGAACAAAGTGAAAGACCAAAAGTTATGTTTGTAATTGATTCATTAGGTATGTTGTTAACTCCAACAGATACTGCACAATTTGAAAAAGGTGATTTAAAAGGAGACATGGGTAGAAAACCAAAAGCCTTAACAGCACTTGTAAGAAACTGTGTTAATATGTTCGCTGAGTTAAACTTAGGATTAGTTTGTACTAATCACACATACGCATCACAAGATATGTTTGATCCGGATGATAAAATTAGTGGCGGACAAGGATTTGTATATGCAAGTTCAGTTGTTGTTGCTATGAAAAAATTAAAACTAAAAGAAGATGAATCTGGAAACAAAATATCAGATGTTACTGGTATTAGATCAGCAGTTAAAGTAATGAAAACAAGATTCAACAAACCATTTGAATCTGTACAGGTAAAAATTCCATATGAAGCAGGAATGGATCCGTACAGTGGATTAGTTGATCTTTGTGAGAAAAAAGGATTGTTGGTAAAAGAAGGTAATAGGCTTAAATATGTTGACAGATTTGGTAAAGAACACAAGCATTATAGAAAAGATTGGACAGGCGAAAATCTTGATCTTATAATGGCAGAGTGGGATAATGTCAAGTCTGAGGTATCAACAGAGGAAACTGTTGAAGCGGAGGCATAATGACGGAAGAGATACAGGTACTAATTGAAGCTTGGGGTAAACTAAAAAATTATATCCCAGCGAAAGATAGGCCAGATGCGGCTATCGCCTACGTAAATATAATTGATGAGTATGGTGCTGATGAACAAGATTGGAGAGAAGTATTTTCTTCGTCAACTCATCTGCACGATGCATACAACGAAGTCTTTGGTGAAATGGAAGATGAAGATCCATATAACGATGACGAAGACGAGGACTATTAATGATTAACTGGTATGGTTTAATATCAAAAGATTTAGGCAAATTGCCTGACTGTATTGATCATTATATGAAAGAACTAGAAGAAGCTAGAGTAGAAGCAGGACTCAAAGGAAATATTGAACGTAATGCTTCACAGATACCTGGCGTAGTTGAACATAGATTTAATCAGTTACAAGAGATTGAAGCCATACTAGAGCATCTTAATATAGAATTACGTAGAACGAGAGCAAAACATTATAAGAAATTTTTAGAAGCATACCAAAGAGCTTTGACATCAAGAGATGCTGAAAAGTATATTGATGGTGAAGATGAGGTTGTTGCTATGAGTCAACTTATTAATGAATTTGCTCTTGTACGTAATAAGTATCTTGGCTTGTTAAAAGCAATTGATGCCAAGCAATTTCAAATAAACAATATTGTTAAATTAAGGGTGGCAGGTTTAGATGACGCAGAACTATACAGCAAAAACTCAAGATAAATCAAAACAGTATGGATGGAAAAATCATGAAGATGATCCTATGGAACAGATGCGTAGGTCATTACTTGCAAAAGAAGATCAAATCCAACATTTAAAAAGAACAATCGCAGACGAAGTAAAAGAAAAATATTCGTTATACAAACGAGTAAAAGAACTTAACGAAGAGATATATAAGTTAAAAAGGAAATGAGCGATTTAACTTATATAGAATGTTGTGAAAAATATAGACAACAGATAATTGATCGATTTCGGCCTGCTAAAAAGATTGATGATTTTTTTAGCCAAGATCAAATAGACGAACTACGATTGTATCAGTTTCAAAAATCAAAAAAAGTAAAGTTTAGAGAAACATCGTCAAACATACAACCAAATGTAAACATTAATCAAATGTTTAAAGATATAGAATGGTTGAGACCAAAGTTTGTTGATTTATTTAAACTTGAATTTTCAAAAAAACACAGTGGCAATTTTTATATCACTACACAACCACATGATCATCATGTTGACCTACCAAGTGAAGATGAAGAAGGATTTGAAAACTTAATACCATTTAAAAGTGTAATCATTCCTTTATTTTTAACACATAATTGTTGGGCAACTACAACATTTTTTAAACAAAGACGTGTTGGATATTCTATCACATTTGATAGAGATCATTTAACAAGTCAAAAAGATTCTTTGTATAAAATTGCAAGAGAATATGATGGATTGATTGATGAAGATGGAAATCCATGTGATGCAGAAAAAGATTATGGACAATGGTCAAATGAAAAATATCCACACATATCTCAAAACAATTTTAGAGGATTTGAAGAAGAAATTATACTCGATTATAAATTAGGAAGTGTTATGGTGTTTGATGCTTGTCAAGTACATGCAAGTGTTTTAGAACCATACGAAAAACCAGAAATACATAATTGGTTAAAGAACGGAATTAATATACAATTTTATTTAGAACATGAAAATATTACATCAACCATACACACATTTAATATCTGAAAATTATCTTACTAATGATGAATACAGTTCGATTAAGAATAGTATTTCATTTGAAGAAATAAAAGAATACTGTACTAATCCAGATAATCCAGAATATGATCCTTCCAAAACACCGAACTATTCAATCCCAGTTGAGAATACAAAAAATTTAAATTGGCTTTTAGAAAAGTTTGGTAACGAACAGTTATTTTCTACTTTAACTAAAAATTTATATGGAAGAGAATTGGTTCCAGATCACAACTATGTCAACATACACTATGATACAATAGGGAGTCATCTTGATGTACACAATGATCAAAAAAAGTATAGATGGTTGATAACTGGACAATTATATTTAGAAGGCGATCCTAATGATGGAGTAATACTACAAGATCATGCTTTAAATGAAACAACCAAAGTTCCGTTGGGTGAAAATTTATTGTATGCTATTGCAACATCTATGTACTCTTGGCATCATGTAAAACCAATTGTTAAAGATAAAATTAGTGTGCTGTTCAGACTCGGAAAGCATCAAATTAATACAGTTACTAATCCGGACCAAAATCAAAACTATGCTATTATTATTAATAATGATGATCATTATGATAGCCACTATTCTAAAGTAGGAATGCGTATGGCAAAAATAACAGAAGCATGGTTGTACAAGCAAGACTACAAAAATATTTTTATGTCTGATTGGCGTCATAAGGATACATTAGAATATCTAATAAAAGAAGCATCTTTTGTTTATGATAAAGTAATTGTAATACCAAGTGGTTATTTGGGCGAACAAGACATATTAAAACAGGAAATTGACCCCAAAAATGTTTTTAAAGTAACTAGAGAAAATATAATTGAATGTACTGATTACATTTTTCATAGAAAAAAGTTTGATAACACAATGTTTAGTCGCGGAGAAGAAATTATGGCTGATTGCCATGATAAAATGCGTTGGGCTGATCATGATATGTTTGAGCCTCTTAATACTGGACAGTATACAACTGTTTATGAATAATCTTTAAGTGGACCACCATACTTTTGTCCACGCACTTTTTTACCTCTTAAGGTTTTACCATCGTGTTTTTTACCACTATCTCTAGCACGTAAACCTTGTGATTTACAACTGGCCTCATCTGATGCACCAAGTTTTTTATCACTTCTACACACGGAAGTTGGAACTTTACCCTTCCATTCACCTATAAGATCATTGATTTTCATACAATTATTTAGCCAAAAAATCATTGACAAAACAGGTAAATATGCTATAGTAATATGATGAAGAAATTTAAAATATTATTGACATTGTTTATAATTAGTACTTCAGCAATTATGTTTTTTCCAAAAACACTTGCTGGAACCAGTGACCAAGTTGAACAGATTGGATTTAATAGTACTCCAATTGAAGACAACAAAGATTTTGTTGAGAAAATTTTTAGATGTGTTGAAGGTTTTTATTCTGATTATGAACGATACCCGTTGGAACGACAAGTTCCATTTGATCTCATTGTGGCTATGGCGGCCTACGAAAGTGCTTGGGGACAATCAAGATTTGCAAAAGAAGGAAATAATTTCTTTGGTATTAGGACTTGGGATTTAGATAACGTTCCACATATGAAAGCCAAAGGAAGGCCAAATGCAAGTTGGGGTGTTCGTAAATACAAATCCATGTGTTCTTGTATAAAAGATTACATACAAATTTTAAATAATCATCCTGCTTATGAAGAATTTAGAATGGCTAGAAATTGGGAAATTAAAATGTATGGATACACAAATGCAACAACACTTGCAAAGTTTTTGATTGCTTGGAGTGAATTAGGTGAGCAATACACTAACAGATTAAAAGAAATTATTTTGTTGATACACAAAAAAGGTTACTACAAAGATTTACCAGTTGATATAAGAGGCCAAATTACTTACGAATTTAAGTAAACTCTTGCATTTTTATTCTAAATACGTTATTATACTAATATGTCCAAAGTTGCGAAATTAATTATTAGAGATGAAGTCAATGTGAAGTTTGAAGGTCTTGATGTAATCACAAGACGTAAGATTTCAGATAAACTTAAATTCTTTTTGCCGTATGCATTTCATTTGCCTGCTTACAAGTTAGGTAGATGGGATGGTAATATCCGTTTCTGTGATATAGGTGGAAGGACATATTTAAATTTATTGGACAGGATATTGCCAATTATCGAAGATCAGGATTATGAAATTGATATTGAAGATAATCGTGATATGCACGAATTCAAATTTGAAAAAATTGATGAAAGTTTACACTTCGAAAAAACGTGGGGTCCAAAACATCCTATGGCAGGACAACCAATTGTATTGCGAGATTATCAAGTAGAAACAATCAACAAGTTTTTAGAAAATCCACAGTGCTTACAAGAGATTGCCACTGGTGCTGGTAAGACAATTATTACAGCAACACTTTCGCAGTTGGTTGAGCCATATGGAAGATCAATTGTGATTGTGCCTAACAAATCACTTGTTACACAAACAGAAGGTGATTACAAAACACTTGGATTGGATGTAGGTGTGTATTATGGCGAACGTAAAGAATTTGAAAAACAACATACAATCTGTACTTGGCAAAGTTTAAATAATATGCTTAAGAAGACTAAGAAGTTTGAAGCAGAAGTTGACATTGGAGACTTTTTAGATGGTGTTGTGTGTGTTATGGTAGATGAAGTACATCAAGCTAAAGCAGACGTACTTAAAACATTACTAACAGGTCCTTTTGCAACAGTTCCACTTAGATGGGGACTTACAGGAACAATACCAAAAGAAGATTATGAAATGGCTTCATTACAAGCAAGTCTTGGTGAAGTTATCAATAAATTATCAGCAAGTGAACTGCAAGACAAAGGTGTGTTAGCAAACTGTCATGTGAATGTTGTACAAACACAAGAAACAAATGTGTTTTCAACCTATGCAAGTGAACAAACTTATTTGGTAACAAATCAAACACGTTTACAGTTTATTGCTGATTTGGTCGACACAATGAGAGCAGAAGGAAATACTCTTATTCTGGTCGATAGAATTAAAACAGGACAAGCATTAGAAGATATAATTGTTGATTCAGTTTTTATTCAAGGTAGAACTAAACTAGAAGACAGAGAAGAAGAATACGATGAAATTGCTACAGAGCAACACAAAGTCATTATTGCTACATACGGTGTAGCGGCAGTAGGTATTAATTTGCCAAGAATATTTAATTTGGTATTAATAGAACCAGGTAAATCTTTTGTAAGGGTAATACAATCAATTGGTAGGGGTATTAGAAAAGCAGAAGACAAAGACCATGTAGAAATATGGGATATAACAAGTGCTTGTAAGTTTTCTAAACGTCATTTGACAACAAGAAAAAAGTTTTATAAAGAAGCAAATTATCCTTTTACAATTGAGAAAGTAAACATAGAATGAACATATTAACGGTTGATAATAACACTTACAATCTAAATGCAGTGCCCAATGAGATTGAAGATTTGCAATACTGTGTGTTAGATTGCACAAATCCAAAAGCATTGGATTATTTTTATATTCCACTTATCTTTTTAGAATCCTTTAATGCACCAGCAGTGATTCTTGATATAGGCGGACAAACAATTGAAATGCCAATGGATTGGAGTATAATGATAGGAGAAAAAGAA